GTGGTCCCTGATCCGGCATCCTCTGATACAAGCAAAGACTTTACAACAGCTGTATTTGCATCCGGCACTGTATACAAAGTTGTATTATCTGTAGTAGTTAAATCTGCTTTTTTATTTAAAAAACTATTTGCCATTAATTTAAAAAGAAGTTTTGTGCTTCTACCTCCTGTTTTAATTCTTCTTGAAACGTAGTATTTAATTTTTCTACAATAGCATCAAGATCTCTAACTTGTGCTTCTGCTGTTGACAAATTATATTCCTCACTAGGTCTTGTTAATACTTGTACTATTTTAGCCATTATCTTCTTCCGTCTGGTTGTATATCTAATCTAAAAGTTCCTAATTTCCAACTTTGATTAGAAGATGTGTTTTCTATTTTTAATGCAATTGCTCTCGCTCTTGCACGAGTGTCTACTTTACTAGTAGATGAGCTAACTGTAAAGGGTCCTAATGCAGATCCTGATTGACTATCGTTTGAATAATTACGTAAATTTAAAGTAACTTGTGTATTACCGGTTTGAGCTATAAAATCAGGTACAAATCTTCTTATTTTCATTATAAACTCACCATCACCTCTAAGATCAGCTGTGCCTGTTGATTGACCTAATGCACTTCTTCTTTGACTTATGTCATAATCACCAGACTCTATACTAGCTAATATGGCACTTATAGTTCCATTTCTATTTTGATCTGTCCCTGTTTCATGTTCATAGTATGATGTTCTGCCCTCAGTGTTTCCAACCACATCAAAAGAAGTGTCTGTGTCGGCATCATATTGTAAAGCGTGTGGTTTTCCAAATACTGCAGAATCCTCCCACATAGTTCTAGCTAATGTTCCTATGGTCCATACTGGTCTTCGTGGCGATGAATCAAAATAATTATAACAAACCATTTTGTTTACAACACTAGACCCTGTTTCTGGATAAAACCACATAACCTCACCAAACAAATTATTTAAACCTGCGGATACCATTTGGTTACCAGATTCTAAATTTATATTATCAAAAACGTGATCTTCTACTAAACAAGGTAATGATTCAAGTTTACCTGCATATCTAAAAAAACCATTTTCGGACATCCAATATGCAGCACCATCAACTTCAACACAAGCGTTTTGTCCAACGAGTCCACAATGTGTTCCAACTTGTGCAAAAGCAAATGTAAATGGTTGACCAACAAAACGTTGTGTAAATAATGCCGTGTCAGTCCAAACAAGAATTGCATCTCTACCTCTAATAGCACCTCTAATTTGTGATCCGTCAGCCAGTCTTTGTGTGCCAGCTGTATTGGTTGCTGTTGGTGTATAAGTATTTATATCTTCTTGATCCGAGAATCTTATAAACATATCATCCTGTGTTGATGGTGTTCCAATAGTTGTTTCGGTTCCAAAAAATACTAAGTGCCTATCCGGCGTAGATACTAACATATGTCTTGATGCGGTTGGAGCCCCAGTTATAATTGTTGCTCTTGTATCTGTTGCATTTGACAAACTAGAATCCCAAGAAAAAACAGGACCATCATGAATTAAACATATGGCTTTATCTCCAAAATTATCTAATGACCACATGCCTGGTTCAAGAACCAAGTCTCCTGATGCAGCTTCACCCCATGCAACATAGTCTGATGAATTTTTTACTGTTGCACCGTCGGAGTGTGAAGATCTTGTAGAACCTCTTACAGCTCTAGTTATACCCGTTAAATTATTACCAGATACTCCTGTGTAAGAAATTTCTTCATTACCAACTTGAACAAAATTTGTGCCCGAAGATGGAAAGTTAGTTGTGTCAGTTAGTGTAATAGAGGTTCCTGACCCTCCAGTTCCTGCAGTGTCATCTAAAAGAGCACCATTTAAAGTTGTTGAAATGGCACCAGCTGCTTCTCCTCCCCAAGATCCTAATCCCCAACCAAAACCTTTTGCTTGAACAGCAGGTCCAACAGTGTAATATTTTTGAATTCTAATCCCACCCGATGTTGTGGCACCAGAACCAGATTCATTAGAGGGCATTGTAATTGTTAAAGTTGTATTTGTTGGTGTCGTAACTACCATAAATTTTTTATCATCAAAATCCGATGCGCCAAAATTAGAATTAGTTATGGCTGTAAAATTATCCATTAGCATAATATCACCAGGGTTCATTCCATGTGCAGTGCTAAATGTTATTGTAATAGTTGGTGATCCGTTAGTGGTAGTGAATGCACTTGTAAGAGTTGTAGTTGATTCAATAGGATGTATGTCATAAAACACACCTCCAGAAAAAGCATATAAAATTCTATTAGTTCCTATAATCGCATATTTTCTAGATAAACTATTAATAAAATGATGAAGTCCTCTACCTGCTCCAGTAAGTTCATTTTGATTTGAGCTACCTAATTGATTCCAACCACCTATTTTTTCTGGTGATCCATAACGAAATCTAACGTTATCGCAGTCTACCCACTGTCCTTCTGCTGTAGTCTCCGATACTTGTTTATTAATCCCTGGCTGAAATCCTATCTTTTGTAGCATAGTTTGGGCATTATATAAGTTTTTAGGGTTTTGTCACTTCAAAATATTATCTAATCTCCGCCGTAATTAAAAAATATTTTTGGTAATCCTACATGTATTCTGCCATCATATAGATTTTTTTGGTTTTCTTTAGTGTCACGATTGTAATGTAGAAACACCTGAGCGCATTCCTCTCCCTCAAACTCGTCTCGCCAATGCTCTAAATCACAGCCTTTGTAAACCAACATGTCTCCTGGTTTTAAATTAACCTCAATATATTTTTTATTTTTAAGATAAATAGGCCACGGATCCCCACCTAAAAACATAGTTGTAGATATTTCACATGCTTCCCTGTCTACATGTCTTTCTAAAATATCTCCTGTTTTATATACTCGTGTGTAACTATAGCAAGGTATTAACTTTGCATTAAGTTCTTTTTCCATCAAAGGATGTAACCTTAGTAATAAAGTTTCCATAGCAATATCAGCATAATGAGAATAAGTGCCTTTAACTTGTTTGTCGTGCCATGTTCCAAACATTTCATCATATGGGGATATATATTTATTTTTAATTAAAGTATTAGCTACTATTTTTTTAGTGGTTATATAATTGTATAAAAAATTAGCTAAGTCTTTTGATATAGCTTTTTTAATTACTACATATTTATTTTTTTTAAAACTCATTACAATTTACAAACCTCTTTAGGTATTGCTTGTATATTAAAATGCACAAATCTAAATGGATCTATTCCTTGATCTACTACAAACTCATGCTCTACATATCCTGGAAAAATTATTAACATTCCTGGTTCAACTTTAAATCTTACATGTTCAGAACCATATTCAATTGACTCATTTAATTGTGGCTTTAGTTTTAATTTAGTCATTCTAGCACCATTTCTAGGATCATGAAATATAGGATAAGATGTATTTTCAGAACATTTTAAAAAATAAAAACCTGAAACATGTTGATTCCAATGAACGTGTGCAGCATGATGGCCACCTCCTTTTTTAGCAAACTCTTGAACCCACATTTCAGTAAATATTGTTGTGTACAAACTCATATCATAACCCATGTCATTTAAAAATTGCCAAGACTTTTGTCCTACATAATCTCTAAAAGGTGCAAAATCTTCATCTCTAGTCAACGCTGTAGAATGATAACTTTTACCAAAGTCATCATATTTTTTTATATACTCTTTTTCTTTTTTACGTGCTTCGTTAATATATTTATTAGAAGCTTTATTTAAATGTTTTACAAACTCTGGTTTGCTTTCTATTAAAGTTGGTGTCTTAAAAAATTCTAACATATTATTTAAACGGTTTTCCTCTGTTCCATATTACTAAAGAATATCTAGTTCCTTTTAATACAGGTTTTACTCTGTGCCAAACAAAAGAAGGAAATACTATTATAGATCCTTTCGCATATATTTCTTTTACAGTAATTTCATTTGTTTTTTTTCTTTTATTGGGATCATAGTTTCTAAAATCAACTTGAAATTCTCCCCCCTCATACTCAGATCCATCAGATAGTTGACATGTTACAGATAGTTTTCTAATTGTGCCATCTTTTCCAGGCTGATCAAAACTATCACAATGCCAATCATAATATTGATTTAATTTATATTTTGTAAATTGAGTAGGTTCACTTTGTTCAAACTCAAAGTTCCAACCCGCTTGTTTATTTGCTTCTCTCACATAAGGTAGTATTTGTCTATATATCCAAGGTTCTTCTAACCAAACTACGTTAGAATCTCTTTTCTTTTTTAAATCCTTAACTTCTTTATTAGATAAAGTTTCTTTTTCAAATTCTCCTGTCAAAGCTAATTTATCATTTTTAGATAATCCGTATTGTATAAGATCGTCACAAAATTTAAGTGGTAATGCTTTTTCAAAATAGTAATAATAGTTTTGTAAGTTCATTATGTGTAATTAAAATTTATAACCAATCTACATTTTTCATCAGTGCAAGAAACACTGCTGTGATATAATTCTGCATCAAATGTTAAAAGGCTGTTTGCTTCGCTTTTTATTTCCTCACCTGTTTTAAATTTAGTGTAACCATTGTTTGTATTTATGTAAAACAAAGCTGTTTTATCTGATCCTTTTACATCATCTTTATGAAAACCATGAAGAGTATTTTGATAATCTTTTGTAGTTAAGTTAGCTTTTATTCTAAAAATTTTTTTAGCTTTTAAAAGATCTGTTATAGGTTTTATTTGTTTAAGCATATGCTCTTCACAGTTTGGTTTTGAATCTCTAATAAATGTATAAACAAACTGAAAATGAGCATCTCCTTCATTATTTATATGTGGATTAAAATACCATGGAAAATAAGGACTTGTAAAAAAATTATATATTTGTTCTTTAAAAAATTTTTTTGGTAAAACATTTTTACGCAAGTACATATTCTTGCTCCAAAAAAATGTTTATTTGTTGCGATGTATTTTTAGAAAAATAAAATGTTTGAGTTGTTGGAAACATTATATATTCATTTTGCATTAACTGTAGTCTTTCTGTTCTGTCTCTTAATCTGTTATTGTCATAATTTAATACTATGTTGGTTGAATCTGGTGCTACAGTCACGGCACATAAACAAACAAGATCAGAAGATACACCGCTGTCATTCATATCTGCTTTTAACATAATTTCAGAACTTTCATTGGGTAAAAGTATGTGATATTTAAAAGGTTTACTTTTAGACAAACGTCCATGACCCCTTACTTGAAAAGTTTCGTATACATATTTATCAAGTCTTTCTAAATCTTTTGAAAAAGCAACCTCTTCTTTATCATAAATATTTGCGGTAAAAATATCCGATGCTATTTTTTTATAGTCTATTTCCCAACCAGGAGGCATAATAATATCTCCATGATATAGAGCTAACTCTGATAATACTTTCTTTTTCATTATGTCTTTTTGTGGTTTATACCACTTAAAACTTATTCAGTCAATAATTGCCAAGCTTGTGTAGCTTCATTCCATTCGTAATATTGACCTGCTTCCCATTGTTCTTGAGTAGCTTGTGGGCATGGACCTGCGGGTGATTCCCAATCTGCAATAGATGTATTTAAAACCCAAGACGCGTAAGGTCTAGGTCTTATAAATATGTTATTTGTAGCATCCCAAATATATCCAACATTTGCATAGTTTCCTCTAAAAGGTGTGCCACTTAATTTGTGTTGATTAAGATATGTATTGTAAGAAGTTTTAATCCATAATTGAGCTGGCCAATTATTATTTTTTTCTAAAAAAGCTTGTCCTACTGATTCAGTTTCAACTCCATCTGAATTATGACAATCTTCATCAGCAACAACCACAACAGCTGTAACTTCATTATTTTCATTTATTTTTGCAAAGTGTGCCATATTATTTAAACTTATATCTTATAATTACTATTCCAGAGCCTCCGCCTCCGCCAGCATCTCCAGCGGTATTGTTTCCTCCACCTCCACCGTTTCCAGTGTTTCCGGTACCAGATGCTCCACCTTGAAACCTAGTTCCTCCTGTGGTTCTTGTTACGTTACTAAAAGTTATGTTTGAGGTTGTTCCTCCTGGATTACCTGTAACTCCACCGCCTGTTACACTACTTCCTGGTACACCTTGGGGTGGACTTGTTGGTGGGTTGTTTCCTGGTGCTGCACTTTTTGGTCCAGGTGAGTTGGGTCTACCTTGTCCTCCGCCATTTCCGCCAGGTGTTGCTCCACCTCCAGATGGATGTGACCCTCCACCTCCACCACCATTCGATGTTATAGGGAATGCAACTGAATTAGATCCTGTTCCTCCACTTTGTCCGTTACCGCAGTTTCCGCCACCTGGGCCTCCACCTGCACCAACTGTAATTGGAAATGATGCTACAGAAGCACTTATCGCAGAAACAGGTCCGGTTCTTGGTGTACATCCAGTTGTAAAACATCCAGATGCAGCTCCAGAAGAGCCTCTAAATCCCCCTGCTCCTCCACCGCCGCCAGCATCTCCGCCAGCTCCGCCGCCGCCAGCTATTACCATATAGTCAAAACTACTTGATCCTCTTGCATCTCCAGCACAAGTTATTTCAAATGTTCCGCTTGAAGTAAATTGATGAACTTTAAAATTTCCACAAGTGGAAACACTTCCTCCTGTAGCAACAACAAATTTAGGAGCTACACCTCCAGAACCAAAACCTAAAATTTGATATCCAAAAGATTTACCTCTTGTAGGTTTTTTCTTGCTGCCTTTACCTTTTTCTATTCCGAATGTTTCGGATGTTTCAAAAAACTTTCTCATTTACTATACCTCTTATACGTCGTTAGGGGCGTCAGTAGTAAAGAATATTTTAATCCCTAGTAATAACGCATCTGCTGTTAAACTATCTCCTGAAACGTCTCTAAATATTTGAAAGAAAACTTGATCTCCTGCTGCAGGTGACCCTGCAATAGTGATCGCACTTGACTCCGCTCCAACATCTAAATCATTTGCTGTTCCACTATGCGCTTTTGCTGTTCCTTGGGCTGTCCCAAAATCTTGATCAATTGCATCATTATCTGAAATTGCTATTCCTTTAAGCATGAATAAAGCAGTTCCTGTATTGGTGCTGTTGGCTGTAAAATATGGTTGAAAAGTTATTGTGCCCTCATTCCATGACTTAGGAAAAGCTACTGAAAATTGTGCAGACTCATCAGAGTCTTTATCAAAAGCTAAATTTTTTAAAACAGGTCTATTAATATCTGAACTTAATTCTGTTTGAGCTAAATCCGCACATCCTGATGTTGAACCTGGATACATTGCAGAAGCAGGAACCCATATAGTTTCTTTCCCTGCAATTTTGATTGCAGAAGTGTTATCTCCTCCATCAACAGCTTTAGCTACCCCAGTTCCATTTGGAGCAATAGTTATGTCTCCATCTGCCGCATCTGTAATTGTTATTGTTCCAGAATCTGTTCCAGAGTTTGTGCTTAAAACAAGATCTGCTGCACCACCTGTAGTTACTGTAAGTGTTCCAGAACCATTTGAAGTCAATGTAGCAGCTGCTCCAGAGTCTCCTACTTTTACAGTATCACCAGCAAGAACCACATCTCCAGTTCCTTTTGGTGTAATGTTTATATCAATATTTGAATCATCTCCTGTCGATGATAACGTTGGTCCCGCACTAGTCGCTGCATTTGCAATTGTAAATTCATTTACCGCAGAACTTGTAGCCGTTAAAAGTGCAAGTTGGTTTCCGTTAGTGTCTAAAATTGATGTGCCAATTTTAGGTGAAGTTAAAGTTTTGTTTGTTAAAGTTTGTGTTCCTGTAAGTGTAACATCGCCAGATGGTAAAGTATCAATGTCTGGATTAGTGCTATCATTTGCTGTAGCGAATACAAGAGCATCACCTTTGTCTCCTGCTGCAAAAGTAAATGAATCACCACTTCCTGTTGCATATTTAAATTGTACTGTATGAGAACCAGATGTTGAGTTTCTTAAAAAATAAAAAGTTTGAACATCGTTTGGAATAGTTACAATTTGATTACCTGAAATTGTACCTGTAAACTCAATCATTCTGTGTGCAAGTTCTGCACCAGTTGATCCATCAGAAACTGCTAACGCAGTTGTTTGGGCTCCACCTGCTATTGATTTAGCAATGTATCCACCAGAAATTTGTTCTATGATACTTAAATTAGTATTTGTTTTTGTTCCCCATGTACCAGCGTTTTCACCAGTTGCTTGAAGTTCAACACCAAGAGGTGTGTATGTTGATGCCATATTTTATCTCCTATGCGACGTCACTATAACTCGTATTTGATCCAGTTGCAACAGAAGAATAACTACTATTTGATCCTGTTGCAACGTTGTTATACGAGGAATTTGAACCAGTGTCAACATCCCCGTAAATAGGTATTGTTGTCACTAATCCTAAACGTGTAGTTGTAGATACTCCTGTTATACCAAGAACTAAGTCTGCAACGGTTACTGAGCCTATAGATGCTGTTGCAGAAACACCACTAACTCCCATAACATCTGCAGGAGTTATAGAACCAACAGACACTGTTGAAGATATTCCTGTTGGAGAGACAACGGGATTTGTATTTACTGATAAAGATCCAGTGCTTAAAGTTGAAGACTGACCTGTTAATCCAACAACTTGATCAGCAACAGTTAATGAACCTACAGCGGATGTTGATGAAATTCCTGTAAGCCCAACCACATCAGCTGGTGTAATAGAGCCAACACTTGCTTCAGCTTCAACTCCAGTTATTCCCATTACATCAGCAGGTGCTATTAACCCTACACTCGCTGTTGAAGAAACTCCTGTTAATCCCATTACATCTGCAGCAGATAAAGAACCAACACTTGCTTCAGCTTGAACTCCACTTAATTGCATTAAAACATTGAAAGAAGCATCCCAAGGTTCTTCTCCCCAACCGTTTCTGCCCCAACCAACTAAAGTTCCAGAGTTAGAAAGATCACCTATAGCTGATGTTATTGATTGTCCAGTTACTCCTATAGCATCTGCAGGAGAAATTTCTCCAATAGAGGATGTTATTTCTAAACCAGATATTTCTGCAGTTTGAATACCTTGTGCATCTACACTTCCTAAAGATGAAGCAATTTCTAAACCAGTTGGTTCAACTGTGTATTCTACGTTCCAACCAGATATACCCCATTCTTGTCTACCCCAACCTTGAAAGTTTGATGTTTCTAAATCTCCTAAAGAAGATGTGATTGCAAGACCTGTAACAGATGCAATAGTTTCTAAGTTAACGGTTGGAAAAGTTGCGTTGACATTAGAAGATACTCCGTCTAGTTCAACTGTAATTATTTGAGTGGCTGTAACTGAACCAATAGCAGATGTAGAAGAAACACCAGTTGGTTTAACTGAATACTCTACACCCCAACCAGAATTACTCCATTGTTGTCTGCCCCATCCTTCAACATTAAAAGATTGTGGTGTTCCTAAAGCAGCTATTGCTCCGGGCGAAGTTATAGCAATAGTTACTTCATTAGAATTCCATGAATTATCGCCCCAAGAATTTTGTCCCCAGGTAGTTGACATAAGGAGGACCTCCTTATGCTAATCTTATGATCGCGTTAGTTGCGTCGGCTGTTGGAAATTGAATAGTGAAAGTTCCACTAGTTACAGTTTTGTCTGCACCAAAAGCAATAGCAGCAACAGCGGGATCACCCGATGCTGAGTCATTGTATATTAATGCACCATTAGCTGTAAAAGATGCTGAAGTATAACTTACATCTGAAAAATCACAAAGTGCTGTGGTCCCATCACTTGTTGGAGTCACACTCGTAAGAGTTGCACCTGCTGCGGTGTAAGCTGTTCCAGATGAATTAGTAATTTCGTTTGATGTTGAGTAAGCAGTTGTGCTTGCTCCCAATGTTGCAGAGCTAGTGTATAAAGCTATTTTAAATGTGTTTCCAGTTGTAGCTGTAAAATCGTGAACTCCTTTTAAAAGTTCTACTTTAAAACTTGTGCATATTGCAGATGTTATTGCCATATTTAATCTCCTACTGGTTTGCCGATACTATCGGTATTCTAACGGTGCCATCGGTATAATCGTCTCTTCTTCTTCTACCAACTTGCTCGTTAGCAAACTTTTGTACCTCTTGTTTATATTTATTTTCGTATAATGTCAACATGTCTATCGGGCCTTTTAAAAAGCCATACGTTTCTGATAGACAGCAATATAATAGCCCATTTGGAAAATTAAGGCTAATGTAATTAGTTGTATTATCTGAAGCCAAAGTATCCGGCATTTTATTGTAATGAAGTCTAAATCTATATGTAGTATTTGGAACCGGGGCCACAATAATACGCCCAGAATTTGTGTCACCATCTCCTGTGGCTCCTCCATACATGGCATAGTATTTAGGTTGTCCTTGAGCTGCTGATGTCCCTGTTATATCTTGATACTCTTGTAAATAAGTATAGTCTTTTTTTTCTAACCATCTATTAGCTCCAGTAATTTCTGATCCAGCCGTGTCATAAACTTGTATTCCTCTTACAAATAAAGCTCCACCAGGCACGTTAATACTTTCTTGTCCCGCAACAAAATTTCCTAATTTTTGTAGTTTATCAGCATCAATTGGAACATCTCTCATAATTCTATATTGAGCATTTAAAATAATATTTTCTAATATATCTGTAGTTAAAACATTAGAATCTGTTTCAGTATAATTTCTAATTTGTGTAATTAATCCACTATAACTTAGTCCAGCCATTATTCAGATCCTTTTTTATGTTTTCTATTTATTTTATCTTGCTTGTATGTAGGAATATCCGGTTCTGGTATATCTTCATATAACTCTAAATGTTCGTCTTTACATGCACATTGTTTAATACCAAGTATTTTACAAATAAAATTTTTTAATTTTTTTATCATGCCGTTAATGTAACTGGTCCTGCAGACACAGTTGGTCCTCCTGAATCTTCTGTTATACTAGGAGTTGCACCTAATGTAAATGTATACTTATCAGATGTCGTTACTGTTATACTAAAACCACTAGAGTTTTCGTAGGTTGTAAACGCTACTCCTCCAGGACTACCTAAAACATTTCTAAATCTAACAGTATCACTTGTTGATCTACCGTGATTTGGTTCTGTAACTGTAATTGTTTGTGACCCTGATGTTATAGAAAAAGGATTGTTACCCAACATAGCAGCAACCGCTGGTTCTGTTCTACCAGGTCTTACATGTCTTAAAGATATAGAATCACCATTCATTGGCTTTGGTTCTAATTGTGGTTGCTTTGGTTCAAACTCTGACACATGGACAAATGCACCATTCCACTCTCTAACCATTTCTTTGTATGGAAATTCCATACCTGATCTGTCAGATATTGCTTTTGCGTATTTACCTGTTGCGTACTTTGCCATTATGCTCCTGGGTAATATGCTTTAGGTGTTATGTGTGTGCTAGATGCAGATCCATCCTCTGCTAACGCTCTTTGAAACTCATCCTCATAAACTAATTTCATTGGCTGTATTAATTGTGGTGTGTATTTCATTGCTAAATAATAAGCTAATCCTGAAACCATACAAGGTACAAATCTAAATGGAACGTCTGATGCATTAGTGTAATCTCCAACATCTTGAATTCTTTTTATATAGTAAAAATGCATATCTTTAGATGCATTTGTAGAATCAGGTGTTGGATAAACATGTAGTCTAACTTTATCAATAAATCTTTCTACCCAATATTGATTAGGTGTACCCTTAGATAGTTTATTAG